ACCCTCACGGAGACGTACCGCAAGAATGCTCAGTATTTTGGTACGATTAAAGTCCAGCGCAGGCCGCATAAAAGGGCTGGCGACCTGTTTGACAGTGCCAAATTCCTGCGCCAGCGCTTTCTGTGTATGTGCTTTGGATGGACCAACCCTGATGGTGACAACGGTAAGATACCGGCCATCTTTCATTCGATTACGGGAGGTGGTTTTGATGTTGTCACGCATATGCGGGCCGGGGCTTTTCTCATCATAACCGGCATGCTGCTGCATATCGGCGCTGACAATTTGCATCGCCTCCTTACCCGCATTAGCCATCACTTTCACCGCTATTTTTTCACCCATAGCTGCAAGTTGCCTTTCAAGTTCTTGCAGTCCCTTTACCTCCATTCTGATCATGATGAATCCTCATAAAAATAAATGATGTAGTCCCTTACAAGCCGGTATTGCACGCTGTTGCTCGGCAATGTGGTGCAGTCCTGAACAATGCCACCGCGCTCAACGTACTGGACTGGATAATCCGCGATTTTTCCATGCCTTATATCGCGCCATGCTTCCCATATGGCACGGTCCAGTTCCACGACAGCGGTATAATCATTAACCTTATAAATCGATATCTGAAACCGTCCTGCGATTAGGCCCGTACGCACCAACCCACCACCTACCTCAGGATCGGATATGCGCTGGAAAGTGATCCCTTGCTGGACCGGATCAGGGAGTAGCAGAGGATAGACTGGCAGGCCGGAAAGTCCGCCGAGTGCCTTGAGGATGGCATTTTCAATCATGGCGTGTATCTCTCTCAGCCTTGAGGATCAGCCGGTCTTTCAGGCTGTGGTCAACCGACACAACGGTGTAGCTTGCGTCCTTCCACTTCACCTTCCAGTCGATACTCACGGCGCGCCCGGACCTGATGGTGAAATGCCAGGTTTCGACAACCTGTTGCTGGTCCAACGTCCTGATCTTTCTGTTGGATTTCATTTCAACTGCCGCCCAGACTTTTGCAACATCGACAGGAACGTCTGGCAAAGGCTCGCCAAGGGGACCCGTCGATATATTTATGACTTGAAGCGTTATCTGTTCAGTGAGCCTGCCGGCTTCGAGACCCGTTGTCATAAAATCATCCTTAAACAACCGTTGGAGTATGGAGGGTATAAATGAAAGCAGTCACGCTAAAAGGAAGGTTGCCCTGAGAGTAACGCTGTTCCTCTTCTCCATTTTTTACTCGGTCGAAAATGCCCACCAAAATGAGAGTTGAGCGTTTGACTCTTTGTAAAGCCTCCCCCTCTATGACTTCTCCGGAATCATCAATGATCAATGAGCGTGAGCCCTTCACGTAATCCAAAATCACAGCACTGGCCTGATAAATCGCCTCCTGCAGATCATTATCAGCAGCATCAGTATCAATACGGAGATAGGACTTCACCTCGTCAAGCGTAACCAGCCCGATCATGATTTTGCCCTCGCATCCCGCCCGCGCTTAACCGCAAGTTTCCATCCTTTTGAGGACGGCTCACCTGGCTTATCGGTTGTCTCTGCGTGGCAATACCAGACCGACCCTGCCCATGTGACGCTGTCGCCGGGTAAATACTTTTCACCGTCTTTGAATATGTCGCGGTAAATCATTACCGGTATGCTGAAGGATTTCTCGGTCTTATTGCCGCTGGCCAGCTGAGCAGTGATGGTAAATTCACGCTCATTGGCCTGGCTGATATCAACGGAGGAAATGCCATCAACCAGACATTCCCAGCCATTCAACCCGGTTGTTTTCTGGTATGAGCGCCATAATCCACCGTGATGTATTGCATAACTGCCGCGTGGGTATGATTTTTCTTCATCGATGCAGGGCATTATTTCTAACTGCAACGCATCTTTGCCGTCTTCTCCCGGATCACCGTCTTTTGGGGAAGGAAGAGCAGACACAGCTTCTTTTACCATCTGTTGAATGTCAGGCAGTTTCGGGGGCGGGATTTGAATTCCGTTAACAGCCTTCTCGATCATGCCTTCAATGTCAGGAAGCTCAGGTGCTTTCGGGGCCTCAGGCAGCTGAATAGCAGAGACTGCATCTTTAACTAACTGCTCAACATCGGGTAAAGCCGGTTGCGGAATTTGAATTCGATCGACGGCCTTATTTATCATGCCCTCAATATCAGGCAACTCAGGGGCTTTCGGAGCTTCTGGCAGCTGAATAGTTGAAACCGCATCTTTCACCAGCTGCTGGATGTCTGGCAATTCAGGCGCGACGGGGACAGCAATCTGCGCTAAAACAGCCCTGGCAATGGCAGCTTCATCAGGTGATGCCGCTGAAAGCATTTTCACCTTTTCTTTCAGGTTTTCAATTTCCTGAGATTGCGCATACAGCGCACTTTCATACTTTTGCTGCACCACAGCCAGTTGTTCTTTGACCGCCTCTCCGACAGCCTTTAGCAGTGACATGTCACGTTCATTCATGAGTAAGCAGTCCTTTCAGCATTGCCCTGACCATGAATTGCTCAGGCTCGGACAGAGCCTTATTGCTTTCATTCTCTGCGGGCGGTGTTGGCGTCGGTGTGATAGTGGTTTGAGATTTATTGCCCGAGCTAAAGGGATCTTCCTGAGCATCTCGCCTAGCAAGCGCAGACAGGCTGTAATTTTGTTGTTGCATATAAGCCGTATCCCCGCCTTCAAGTGGAAGCATGTTCTCTTTATTTCGCGCCTGATTCGGCGTAAGAAAACCAGCACCAATGCCTTCGCTATAGGTTTTGTATCGCCCTTCTGTATCCATCCGTATCAGGACGTCGAGGTCAAACTCAATACCGGTCTGTGGGTCAAGCTCGAACGCCTCATCCAGCAATAGCTCAATAGCCTCGATATGCGTTTGAAGGCACTGGGAGTAGTAGCCCTGATCTAACGCCTCAATATTGTTATAAGACGGGGTCGTCGCGGTATCGACCTTGTAAAGTGGAACATGGAAAGTTGAGCAGATAATTTTGGCAGTCAGGTCAAGTTGTTCAACCATCTGAGCATCGACCGCCGTCATCGCAATTGTCATAAACCCTGCGCCATCCGCCAAAAGCCCCGTTTTACCGGCGTTTGCCCCTGAATAGCCCTCATCCCATGCATTTTTAATTTCCCTCGCCTTATCAGCATCAACCGCGCCGGGCACAGTGATCACCCCGCCGGGCTTACCGCCATTTTTAAAGTGGTTGGCTGAATTCGTCAGGATTGCATCGCCCTGCATTGCCGTCAGGCCACAGGCGTAGATAGGAGATAATCCGCAAAGAGGATGAAAAAAACAGTTGAACCGGTCGTGAATCATCTCGCGAGCAGGAACCATTACCTCAGCTTCCAGACCATTAATGTTGTCTGGTCGAACCTGATAGAAAATTTCTCCATCATCCGTCACATATGGGGTCACCTTGTTGGGGTCAAGCACGCGAAGTTGCTTCACTGCTCCAGCGGCGTCCCGTATTTTTAGTGCGTATGTGTTGCCATCCGACAGCTTGGAGTTCATCCATGACTCAAAGAACTGCATTCGTGTTTGAAAGCTATTCGGCTTTCTCAGCAAAGGAGAAATTTTCTGATCGGCGTGCTCAGTCCAGATCCCACTGCTTACCTTTTTTTTCAAAAGCAGCGGCATTTTTGCGATGTCGGCGGATATCAAAGAAATACAGGAGAACACGGCGTGATAAGCCAGAACGGTTGCGCTATCAACCTCTATGTTTCGTTGCCAGGCACCCGTGAAGGATTCAAATATTCTCCTCCATGATCCCCCGTTAGCAGCCTGCAGCGCTTTTTCTTCTTTTGGTCTTTTGCGGAAAAAACTTAACATCGCTGCCTCTCCTGCGTTTTATTCTTTTTTTCGCGTTTTCGTTTTTTTCTCGACAGTGTCAATGATTTCTACATGACCCGTTAAACGAAGTACTTCGGCATAATCGTCACGAATAAACCGCCTTTCACCGGCATGTGCATCGTGTGTATCTTTCATATAGCGAACTTGTTTCATGCAAAGCATGCGGGGGTTTCCCCCCGCATCTCCTGACGTTTAAGCGCTTAGCTGCCCGCGTTCGCCCCGTAATTAACCCCGGTAATCACTGCAACCGCAGCAGTACGGCGACGCTTCCAGTTGATCCAGCGTTCTGCACGGATGGCGACGCTGTTGGTCTGGAACATTGACACCATTTCGGTACCTGTCGGGGTAACGCTGTCACCTGTAGGGTCGCTTTCCATTTCGAGAGAAGCCTCGCGAGACATATCAACAGCAACACCGCCGTCATCCGCCAAGTAAATATCAGGCGCATTCAGCAGTGTCAGGTTCGTGCCGGCATATTGAGACACGATTGCCGGTAACCCCTGGAAGGTGCCACCAAGAAGAGTCATTTCCGGGTACATTTTCTGACCCAGTGCATTCTTCTTCATAGAAAGCGCCAGCGCGTTGGTGCTGGACATGATCCACACCCCGCCCGTCGGCTGGAGATTGGCAGCAACAAACTGACCAAATGCCGCTTCTGCATCGGCGTCCGGATCGCCAGTAGATGGAATGCCTGCAATACCGTTTGTGATGGAGGCCGGTGACACATTCGCAACTTCGGCTTTTGCCGGGTTGATAAAGTCTGTGTCCAGTCTGGCAATGACCGCTTCAGCCAGTGCATTTCGTACCAGCGCATCAGCGGCAGGGTTAGAGAAGCGGATCAGCTCATCAGTCAGCACAGCGATAGCGGCTACTTTTGAGAAACCAAACGTGATCGACTCAAAATCGAATTTGGTTAAAGGTTTCGCTTTCCCCTGTCCAACCCAGTTGGCCGAACCGCCGGACGTTTGCGCCGGAATTCGAATATTGAACGGAACTTGACGCAGCGCCGGGATACTCCCCTGCCCGAAACGACCAATAATGGTCTGAGGTCGAAGGAATTCTACGAAGTCATTCGCGTATTCCTGATATTCAACCAGGCTCCCGGCCCATGTCGGATCAGTTGTGGTACCTGCACCAACAGCGGCTTTCAGGACATGGTGAAGTTTTGCATCGTGAGGATATTGCTTTTTGGCAATTTCCAGCGCTTCGGAGCGGCTACCATTCGCGGCGGCAAGAGATTTCGCGAAGCGGGCAAACGCGATACCTTTTTCCAGCTTTTGTTCCACGCGGATAATGCCCGGTGCACGGTTACCTTCCGTAGTAACAACATGGCCATTGGCGGCTTTTTGAACCGGTTTTGCGGTATCGGCTTTGGTGGCTTCCATATCGCGCAGGCGTGCAAGGTGAGAATCGACGCTTTTGATTTCCGCAGAAACTTCGTCGTATTTCTCTTCTTCTTCCAGATCAAGCGTGCGGCCTTCTTCAAAAGATTTTGCCATCACAGATTCACGGGTCGCTTCCAGCGTTGCGCGCTTAGTTTCAAACGATTTGATTTGCTCAGAAATGTTCATTGTTGTTCCTTTAATCGAAGTGATTTTTTTTGCTGTAGCGCCAGCGCGTTTGTTGTTTTTCGAATCGTTCTGCCCTGTGCCTGACGCGGCGCGCAGTTTCTCATCGATAGATTTGACTGCCTGAATCGTCCCCTCGGCGTTAGCCGGAACCGTCACGACTGAGAGTTCGTACCACTCCCACTTCGTAAAGCGGATGCCGCCTTCGTCGATGTAGGCGTATTCGATCGGACGAAAGCCTATAGACAGGCCCTTAACCAGCCCGAGGCGAATGCTTTGCCAGGCTTCTTCAAGTCTGGCGGCCAGCTGGCTCGGGGCATCTGCCTTAACCAGTTTTGCCTTAATTTCAATCCCCTCGGGGGTGACCTTAACGCTTGTCACTTCTCCTATCGGGGCCTGATGGTCGTGTTGCCATAAAAGCGGGATCGGAAGCTGAAACTCTGCCCCTTCCGGCATTACGATGTCTCCATACCGGTCAGGTGTCGGCGTGGTTGCAATGCCAGTGATCTCCCGCGTCTCCTCATTGACCGATTTCACCTTCAGAAGACTGACGGCATGCTGTTGCTTCATTTCCTGATCTCCAGAAACGAAAAAACCCGCCGTGGCGGGTCATGGAAGACGCTGTCTCTATATAAAGAAAACGCCGTAATCTTTTTTTGTCGGGGCTGGATTCAGCGCCATCAGATAAATGGCGTTAAAGAGCGCCATTAATGGGTCGATTTTACCAATGCCGCTGGCTCCTTTTGTCACCAGAGGGGCATTGCCGCTGATCACTACTTTTGCGTTACCCACACACCAGTTCATCAGCGGTTGCAGAGCGTGCTTGAGCACACCTTCTGCCAGCTTCCTTTCTGCTGCCTTGCATGCCCCTCCCAGTCGCCAGCCCTGACTCACGCCAACGACAGAATCCTGTGGTATACCTGATTCAATCAGGGTATCGAGCAACACGCCCACGCTGGCAGGGTCCATGCCAACTTTGTCGAGCAGACCGGCCTTATAAATCTGAGAAACATACATCGCGACTTCATCGGCATCATCGCCCATTGTTTTGACTATCGTCAAATCGCCCTGCCTTTCAAAATCCCTCAGTTTGCTCTCTTCGCTTTTCCGACGCTCGAGGGCTTTTTCATGCGCCCAGGCGTGTGACCAGGTCAGCCATTCCCGCATATTTTTATCTCTTCCAACTATCGAAAGACCCAGAAGGTCATCAAGGCCACCGCCGTCAATTCCTACGGTTATCACTTCGCAACGGCTCAGTATCTGCTTGAAGGTGACGGCCGGATCGGCCTGAGTTTCCCAATATTCAGCACCGGCCCATCGGTCATTACGAAGATTCATGCCTATTTCGACATTCAGGTGCTTCGCCAGAAACTTCCTCAGGCTGCCTTCATCTTCCTGGGAGCGTTTCAGATATTCATCATCCAGCCACTCTTTGCTTACCGAACGCCCCATGTTGGGATTGGTAATATAAAAGTTGTCTGGATTTCTAAAACCCTCAGTTTCAACCATTTCTGGCGGAAACTCATACAAAATCCCGAGCGTTTTGCCGTCCTTGATGATGCCATCACGGACATTTCGCCAGTAATCGAGTTTCTTTTTAAAAACACCGGCAGGCGGCTCATCACTTTGTGTGGTGAGGTAAATTACCCAACCTTCATTACGTGATACCTGACCACCTAATGCCTCAATGAACATCGCATCAGCTTTTGCGTTCTTCCCAAAAAGCCAGAGTTCTTCAACCAGAATACGCCCCGCCTTTTTCCCAGACACGGTGTCACTGTCAGCGGCCACGACCTTCAGACTGTTACGGTTTATGCGATGGGTTATGGTTCTGATGTGATCCTGAATATGGAAGATGGTTGATAGCTCCTCATCTTCCCTCACCATGCTGGCCGCTGGCTTAAAGCAGTTATCTGCCACTTCTTTTGTTGGCGCTAAAATCAGATGTTCTTCATCGGCGCGCCAACAGATGATCAGAGCGGTGAGCATAATGCCCGCCGCGATAGTGGATTTTGTGTTCTTTTTGCTGATCAGTAGTCCGTACTCTCGGATCATCTGATTTCCGGTTGCCTGGTCATACCCACCAAATATTGCCAGCACGAAGTCAAACACCCACTGTTCCGAGCACTCTCCAAACGTCGGTTTGCCGGGCACATCGGTCACTTTCAGCTCTTTGAATATCGACAGAGCATACTGACCAGAGTCAGGGAATATCGGTGGCGGGATGATTGACTCACGGTTAACAAGCTTCGAAGCCCAGTCAGTGCATGCAGTAGACCATTCAGGCATTTACTGTTTCCCGTTGTTGACCACAAGCTGTGGCGGGGCCATACCCGCAAATTTGCTGGCAACCGCTTTTGCTGCTGCCTGCTTCGCATCTTTCTTTCCGCCTTCGCCTTTTTTGCTGTGAACATAAGGCAACATAGCCTTTGCTGCATCTTTTCGAATGTCGATGTCCTCAGCGGCGCTATTCATCACGGCTTTTAGAAAATCAAGCGGGTCCTCATAAACGACTATACCTCCGGCATTTTCTTCAGGTCGTGGAGAGGTAGCTGTTACTGCTGGGGTATTAACATTTTTTCCGAACGTCGGTACATCATCGACTTCAACTTTTTCTTTCTTTTTTCGTTTAATAAATGCGATGACTTCCGGGTCATTAGCGAGCTGCGACCCCTTGGAACGAGCGGATTTTTCAGAATATCCAGCTTTAATTGCCGCGTCTTTTTGTGACATACCGGAAACCAGCGCAATGGCGAATTTTCGCTTCTGCGCTGTTAACATGTTTACACCCTCCAAAGGGGGAAATTTTCTGCGCGTGAGAGGG